TTATGAGGCAGCCGAATTATTAGAGCCAACTCTTTTTGGATAGGGTTCAATATAGGGTTTTAGCTTTCGCATTATCTCATTTCTCACAGCTTTCCCGCCTACAGGGAAAATATATCTGTGCTTTGGTTGGATATCCTGCGTAGTAAATTTAGGGTCAAATTTTTTCAAAGTCTCCTTCTTGCGAGACCCAAAGATGCGATAGACTTCCTTTGGATGATACTTTCTGCCTTTTATGAAGTAGATCTTTGCTCCCCCAGGACAGGTTTTTCCAAAGTAGATTGCATTGCATGCTTGATATATTGTACCAATTTCTCCAGCTTCTGGGTCAGCATATGCGACAACCGCTTTACAGCGTTTACTATGCTGCAATTTCCTTAGCGATGCCGATATCAATTTGCTAGGAACCCATGTTGGAGCCCAAGGAGCTGAGGCACCTCTGCACAGTTGTAGAATCGTTCCAGAGTATTCGCTTCCAAGATATCTCCTGTACAAATCATTTGACATGGGCGGCCCAAAACCAACAACTCCAGCTAGGCGATCGGAAGCAAAAAGTCCGTAGAAAAATATTGCCGATCCAATATTTCCTAGCCATTCATACTCAAGAATAAAAGGAGATGCGGTCTTAAAATCTATTTCCTTTATGATTGCTTCAGACGGGTTAATTTCTATTTTCTCACTTTCTGCTGCTTTTGACTTCTTGATTTTGAACTGCCAGCATTCTTTCATAGTATTTTTTTTCCGGTCATACGGAGTAGGAAATATAGAACAATGGCCTGGGAAAAATTGCATGCGACCTTAAAACTGTCTCCGAGAGGCTTTGTGACGTCGGTTGTTGCTCCCCAAGATGCCAAGGCATAAAGTAGTATCAGAAGATAGACCTTTGTATTGCGAAACTTGTCCGTGAATACGAACTGGATTGAAGCATCAGGTCCGAGAATTTGTTTTCCTTGCTGATTGGATTTGTAGATAATATGAAAGGACCCTTGTGTTTCATCTGTTCTGCTCTTGGGAATCATTCCATAGTTGAATGTGTCTATATGCGAGTCAACTTTTTGCTCCTTGGAACTTAAGATAACAACATCAGTTGTAGGCGACACTTCGACAGTCGCCCCATGTGTCGGATTCTTGCTTTGCTCGGGATATATATAGTCAATATCGATTTTCATAATCCCATCAATCGGAATCTCAATTGTCGATGCTGTGTCTTCTGCTTTTTTGTTGATCGTTCTATATCCATCGACTGATGAGCGTAAAAAAATCACTTCTATTCCAGGAGGGTTAAACGATCTTGTCTTGCTAATTGCCTCTATTGCCTCGGTAGAGTATTCCCGTCCAGTCTGAATTATCTTTGAATCGGTTATGACGTCGTTCCCGTCTGTAGCATAGATGCCGTCATTTTCGTTTATTGGATCAGGCTGCCCACTGGCATCTTTCTGAAGGGTGGGCAAAATATTCCTAAGTTCGGTCGGAAGTTTGCAGGAAAACTGCGCTAGGTCACTGGTATAAACAAAATCTTCAAGCTCCACATAGAAGTATGCATAAGGGTCATTCTTAACACATTTTATGAGTTTGCCGCGTCTGATGGGATGATACTCATACCTGACTCCTCCGTTTCCCCATCTATCAACGAATATAATTGTTACATCACTGCCTATTTTATTTTGAAAATTTGGGATATCTCCTTCTTGCATGTTTGTTCTTTTTCCAGTGTATCTGTAGCGATATTTATTGATAGAGCCATTTGGTAAATAGAACGTATTGAGGATATTCTTCAAGTATTTCGGTCTGTATGCAGAATTGAAAAGATAGATCAACGCTTGCCCTCCTTATCTTCGTGGATATTTCGGAGTTGTGATCCCTGCACTTAGTTAAGAATTTCTTCGCACTCAGTGGACATTAGTTATGACATTGCCTCTCATAGGAAACATCTTGTAGAAGGTAAAAGGAGGCAGCCAGTGGCTGATGCGGTGTGTATCTGCGGAACTGCAAGATAAGAATGACAACCGTTGCGGCTGCTGCAAGGGATATCACCCAGCAACCGTGGGCGAGACCATCGGATGCGTGGACTGTGGAGAGGACTATCTCGTCTCATTTGTTGTGTGAGTTGTCGAGCTAAGGCTTGCCCTTGTGACTTTCGTGAGCGCAAACACGTAGAGCCAAATACTGAAAGAAAAATGATGCTTTACCAAAAAAAACTTGCATTCGTCACCAAACCAAGACTGGCGCATGGGTCCTTTCCTCAATAAAATCATAGGGGGTGACGAGGCACCCCTGGCGCTCGGGCGATGATGAAAATTTTCGAGGTGACTGACTGCAAACGCCCAAATCATTCCTGGCATTTTGATCCACTCAACATCACAGAAAAGCAAAATCGACTTGGCTAAGCAATTGAATACAGTAGAGTTTGCGGATCTTTTGCAGATTTCAAAGCAAACCGTAAGCAAAGCGATCAAGAGCGGCAGGCTCTCCAAATCAGTCAACCGCGTGGAAAACAACTACCTGATCGATGCTGCTCTCGGCGTGCAGGAGTTCTTTCAAAACGCGAGGTTGGACAAGGATCACACCGATCGCCATCACCTTCCCAAGCAATCAACCAGTCACCCTTCTCATGAAGATGTGATGCCAACAAGTGAGTCCATCGCCATGGATCGTCACTACACTGCCCTCCTTAGCAAGCTGGCCTATCTGGAGAAAGCAGGCACTCTCATTTCCGCCGAGAAATATCGAATCGAAGCATTCCAGGCCGCGCGTGCTACCAGGGATGCGGTCCTCTACACACCACAGGCAATATCCGCCGAAATCAAAAGGCAAGTCCGCTCCTTTATCGCGGATAGGTTTGGTGAACAGCAGATCGATATCCATGAATACGAAATTGATGATCTGGTGGCCCGTATTCGCATCGTCATGAAAGATGCATTGACCAGGGCTCTTCGTGACCTCGCTGACTCTCGCTTTACCGCTTCTGCCACTTCCTCTGAGGATGCTCCCGCTGACTGATCGCGTGTATTCTGACCTTGTTTCCGTGACCGATGACTTCGTGCTTGGCACTCTGCCCAACCCCGATATCTCGATCATCGAACATGCGTCTCGAAATCTCTATCTTGTCAGCGGCAAGAATCCCTTCCCAGGTTTGGTCGACTTCGACCGAACACCTTACCTCCGCGAAATTCTGGATGCGCTGATGCCCGACAATGGGGTGGAGAAGGTCGTCCTGCAGAAAGGTTGGCAAACCGGCGGAACGCTGTCAGCTTTGGCATTTATGCTATGGGTGATGGACGTGAACCCGGCACCTATGCTTATCGTCCAACCTTCCGATGAACTTCGCGCCAAGTTCTCAAAGCAGCGTATAGCCCCGATCGTGGCCAACTGCAAATCCCTTCAGGGTAAGATCAAGGATTTAGAGCGCTATAAGCGCGACAAGACCAAGGAGAAGGATACGATCATCACCAAGCTCTTTCCTGGTGGCTTTCTGAACCTTGGGACCAGCAAAAGCGCAATATCGCTGCGATCAGACAGCATTCAGTTCATCGTGTTCGACGAAGTGTCGGCCTATGATCTGGATTGCCAAGGTGAAGGCGATCCTTGCGGAATTGCCATTGGCCGAACCAGTGCTTACGAAGGTCGCAAAAAGATCTTCTATATCTCCACCCCGACAATCGCTGGCCAGTGCCGCATCGAGCAGGAATATCTCACCACAGACCAGCGCAAGTTCTTTGTCCCCTGCTTATCGTGTGGCGAACTGCAGCTTATCGTGTGGAAGCAAATAGACTTTTCGGGAAAGGTTCCCGTTTTCCGCTGCATTCGATGTAACGCAAGTCACTATGAGCAGGACAAAACTGAAATGCTTGCTGGAGGGCAATGGCGTCCAACGGCTGCCGCATTATTCCCCAATGTTCGCGGCTATTTTTTACCGGCTCTCTATGCGCCGGTCGGGATGTACTCCTGGAAAAGCTGCGTGGATCTCTTCAAAAAGGGGTATGAGAACCCCGTCGAGCTTAAGGTCTTCGTGAACAATTGCCTGGGCGAGACCTGGGAGGATCGCTCGGTCGCTTCTTTGGATGCCGGGGATATCCATGCACTTGCCGAGGATTATGATCCTACCACCATTCTTCCCCCTGGTGCTGCTCTAGTTACCGCTGGGATAGATACACATCCAAACCATATCAACATCTGTACAAGGGCATGGGGTCGGGACGGTGAAAGCTGGGTGCTGGACTACTGGGTTATTTATGGCGACGGCAACGAGATGTCGACCTGGGCTCGCGTCGAGGAAAAGCTCTTGACCACCTATACTCATAGTCGCGGCGAAAGGCTTCGTATTGCAGCTGCTAGTGTCGACACCGGGGGGCATACAACCGCTGCCGTTTATGAATTCTGTCGCCCCAGATTGGGGGACTGCGTGATTGCCATAAAAGGCATCGGTAACCCTTCGGCCCCTATCATTGACAAACCCACGCTGCTCAAGGACGAGAATGTCTACCTGTTCAGGGTCGGCAAGCTTGCCACACACGGGCGCTTATTTTCCGACATTGCACGATCGATCAGCAGCCGCAAGGAGTACCGGGAGAAAGCAAGAAGCGGCATAAAGACCGAATATCGCGGGGCACAAATCATCCATTTTCATAAAGGTCTGGATCCGTCTTTTTACAAGGAGGTTTCCGCACCCAAGGCACGCTGGGTCAAACGCGAGGGCGGGTTCCAGCTGGCTTATGAATCGACTGATGGTGTTGCCGACCACGCCCACGACTGCCTTCGCTATGCCGACGCCGCCCGACATTTCCTGGACATCAATATCGACAGGCTATGTGACACGCTGGAGGGAAAAGTGGCATGAAAACATATAGAGAGCAGCTGGATAGCGTCCAGCGAGCCATTGAAGCTATTGAATCAGGCGGTCAGGAGTTTGACCTGGAAGTGAATATGAACAGACGAAGCGTCAAGCGCGGTGACCTGAAGGAACTCTACCGACGTGAAGCCTTTCTGCGCCGCATGGTTTCGCGTGAAGGGGGATCTGATATTGAGTTCGTGGTACCAGGATAGGACAGCAATTGACCGGATATATTGAAACAGAGGCTGGTGTTCTCATACCGGAAAGCCCGTACCGATCGACATCCCGAAGCAACCCCGCTGTTGAGCATTGGAATCCACCTGACGCCAGTGCCGACGAGGCGATTCTGCCCGCTCTTTCTGCCTTGCGGAATCAGAGCCATGATCTCGATCGTAACGAAGCCATTGCAAGAGGGGCTGTCGAGAATACGGTCAGTAACGTGGTAGCGGATGGATTGAGGCCACAAGCGAAGCTGGATCATGAGGTTCTAGGAATCTCGGAGCAGAAGGCTCGGGAGTTTGAGAAAGCAGCCGAACGAATCTTTGCGCTTCATGCCAGCTCAGTCTATTCGGACTTTACAAGGTCAAACCCCTTCGGGATCAATCAGGCCATAGCGCTGCGTTCGGTACTGCTTGATGGAGACTGCCTCATTCTCAAGCGCTATAAGCCGGGACCGGGTGCCATCCTTGGAACCTGTATCCAGATCATTGAAGGCTCCCGTCTGTGCAACCCTGACCTTGGAAGTGCGGACAAGGACATCAGAGAGGGGGTTGAGTTGAACGAAGATGGCGAGGCTGTGGCCTATCACATCGTGAGCCGGGACAGGATGCAAACCCTCCAGCCGGAGAGAACTATACGCATTCCACGTTTCGACACGGAAGGCAATCCGATCGCACTTCATGTCTTCCACAGCCGCCTGCCTGGACAAACACGGGGGGAACCGTTCCTTGCTCCTGTCGTCGAGCGATTCAAGCAGCTTAGTCGCTATACGGAAAGCGAAGTTATGGCGGCAGTAATCAGCGCTTTTTTTAGTGTATTCGTCACGAGTGAAGGGCACGGGCCATTCGGGGATCGAAAGGACATCCACCTTGCATCGCGGCAGGCGAACATGCAAACCAGATCCAAAGAGAAGTTTGGGTCAGGAATGCTGCTCAATATGCTGCCTGGAGAAAAGGTGGAAACACTTACACCGGGTCGACCAAATGCCAACTATCAGCCGTTCATACAGGCCGTACTGCAGCAGATCGGTATGGGACTATCCATTCCTTTCGAGGTTCTGACCCAGAATTTTCAGTCATCGTACACAGCAGCTCGTGCTGCGCTGCTGGAGGCATGGAAGTTCGTCATGATCCGTCGTGCTTGGACTATTTCCAAGATTTGTCAGCCTTTTTATGAATGGGCAATCGGAGAAGCAGTTGCAAAAGAGATGTTGTCAGCACCTGACTTTTCCCATGTGGTTAAGCGCAGAATTTATACCTCTGCAGAGTGGGTGGGACCATCTATGCCTTCGATTGATAGATTGAAGGATGCGAAAGCAGATGAAATAAGACTTGTAACCCGCACAGCATCCAGAAGGTCAATTATTGAAGAGGCGGGTAAGGATTTTGAAAAGATGGAACGGGAAATTCAAAGCGAGCAAACTCTGGTCGTAGAACTTCTGCGCCCTACACACAAGGATCCAGGCTAATTGATTGGAAAAAATGTGGTCGTTGTTTTCATCACAAGCTCAGGCTTTTCTCTTAATACGTTTTGCTCCCAAGTCAAGGAAGCTTGAATCACAGTCCCACACAATGGACAGAAAGGACGAAAAATTCTATCATCTCGTATGCCGCCTGGAAGAAATGGCGTAAATGACCACAATCTATTGCAATAATATTCAGGAAGTATGTTGCACGAAGAGCACCTCGCGGATGTTTGATCGATCTCTTTCAAAGTTTTTCTATAAATAGATCTAGCTACTCTCGTTGAAACCTTATCAAGAAGAATCTGCTCTTCAGCACCAATTGAATAATTTTGGCTGATGAATTGTTCCACAATTGTTGGATTTACAGTGCTCAAATTCCGAAATAGACGGCGTGCTTCTTGATGAACAGAGGAGGCTTTTTCGATCATTTGAAGATGTCTTGCAATGCGGTCGTCGATCTTTAAATACATTTTTACTATAGTTGCAGCAATCAGGAAGAAACCCAAAACCTGGAACGATATTTCACTTATCGCTCCAATTTGGCTGCTACCAAAAATTGTCTTCGGAACAAAATAGAGAATTGGAACAATCAACGATAGACATTCGACAGAATGTGAAACAAATTTTGGCCACCGAAGAAGGTATTTGTGGGTTATCATTCGACGGATATTGAAAGAGAAGATTTTATACAGATTATTCTTGTAACTGGCGCTTTGATCGGCAGACACAAAGTACTCCACAAAACATCACAGCAGAGAGGTTCTTCAACCCAAGAAGAGCGAAAGCACTGAATATATATGAATAGATTCTGCCAATCAACATTAGCAATATTACTCATATTTCGCTTAAAATTTACGCGACACATAATCGTCGGACAGTTTCCGTAGCATGTGTTGCCCGTCCATGCCTTTGATTGACAGGCTTAAGAACTCTAAGGATGACGAAACAAGAATTACATCAAGGCGCCCGATCTTCCAATAATCGGGCCAGAATTTTTAGAAGATAGACCGGAAAATAGAGAACAATTGAGAGGAGATGAGGGCACTGATTTACGAACCACTATCTAGACACTTCCGCTGGTTCTTAAAAAGGAGAGTCCCGTTAGCTCCTGTATGTAGAGGCGGAAACTTCGACTTGGAGTATTGTCTCCGCAACCGAAGCATCATTCGGATGGCTAGCGTTTGACAATGCAAGCTGATGGGGCTTGATAGACTTTTCCAGCTCAGCGTTTAGCTTATGGTAAACTATAAACTCATCTTTGTTGAGCATATCAATTCGCCTAATCCAAGAGCCATGAGCCATGCGATCAGTTTTGTCATTTTCATTCTTCATTCCTTTTCCGTTGAGAAACATTCCTCAGACGGACTGATCTAGCAATTGAAGATGAAAAAGTCAGTGTCATGGCCGTTGGCCATAGAAAGTACTATGAAGTGGACATACCTTGCTTGAATTCCCATAATTTCCTCAACCTTTATTAAAAAATTTTGTGAACGAGGTGCTTCAATGAAAAGATCTGTGATGATGGGATTGCTTTCGATATCCGGAATCGCCTTTGCAAAACCTGGAAAATTAACACACATGCACGAATCGTATCCAGACCCAGGCATAAAGTGTGTCCAGCTCCAAGGGCTTTGGGAGGGGGAATGCACAGAGAGTGGAGCGATGGTTGCAGCGCGGTTACAAGTTTTTCAAGATGGATGCACTGATCTTGCCTTTTACGACTTTGACTATCCAATTCCAGTTCACTATAAGTTTGGCAGGATTAACACAACAGGAAATTCGCCAGCCTTTAAGTCATTCCATAGCAGCACGTTCTATTCGGAATGGTCTGAAGATCAGAAGGCTTTTTCCTCCAAGGGCTATGGAAGTTCCCAGTACACATATTCAAGCAAGCCGGTCACTAATAGCGTAGAGTTTAACTTTACGGCAGCCCTCAATGGAGAGGAGCTGCTAACCGAATACGAAAGCCGACTACCAAATTCAACAGGTCCGGGATCTTCATACAGGTTGAATTGCACATATAGAAAATCCAGGTAAAGCGCAAGTCGCTGGAGTCTTCTGGCAATCATCACCAGGAACTACACGTTTTCTGGGGATTTTTTACAGTCTCTATCTGCGCAAAGATACCACGACTGCAATCAAAGCCAGAAGAAAAGCGTAAGTCCAGCCATGATGTTTGGCCCGATATTGTCGGTATTATCGAGAGTCTTGAGGCACTTTGCAGCAAGAAAAATCAATGCCAGCAGGCCAAAAATAATGATTCTCGATTGGAGTCCTCGTCGAAGCCCCGAATCGCGTTCGATGAATATCCCTCTAAAGACTGATATTCCGTGGATTAGAAACATCGACGCGAGCGGAATAAGAGAAAATATGAAGGCCCTGGGGCGGACGAACGTGGGAATTAACTGAAGGGAATACGGGGTTGGTGATAGTGCAAAAAGAGCTGCAATAATCAGCATAATACTGAGATGACGCCGGAATGCGATCAGTCGAACCATTTTGATACCTCGTTCTTCTTTTGGAAAGCATAGAAACACAAAGCGTCTGGGGTCAATGAGATTCTTGAGGTTAGTGAACCCTGGATTCGTCCGCTTTCCGGTGGTCATTGCCGACTCCAGTGACTCCTGTACAGAGATCGACTATCTTCCGTTTCGTGGAGGGAAAATGAGTCTGGCTTCGATAATTGAGTTGATACCGTGGGCGATGAATGAAGCCGGGCTTCGAGTTCTCATCACAGTTGCAGATCGCGGAATGGAACCACACGCTCTTGAAAAGAGCCTGGGCAAGCGTCCTGGCTATGCACACTCATCTACCGTTAGGGATGGAGTCGGAATTGTCCCAATCCAGGGGGCGATGTTCAAAAGAGCAAACCTCATCACCGAGGTGTGTGCCGTCACAAGCTATGAGATGGCATTCCGCGATCTTGCAACTCTCCTTGATGATGCCTCGGTCAAATCCATTGTCCTCAATATCGATTCTCCTGGAGGTGAGGCCAATGGCTGCTGTGATCTCGCCGAGTTTATCTTTTCCTCGCGTTCAAAAAAGCCGATCATCGCCTATATCAGTGGCCAGGGCTGTTCCGCTGCCTACTGGATCGCGTCGGCATGCACTCGTATTGTCGCTTCTGAAACAGCCATGATTGGCAGCATCGGTGTCCAGTCGGTGATTCGATCGAAAAGCGATCCGTCTGAACTTCGCTTTGTAAGTTCCCAATCCCCCCTAAAAAATGCAGACCCTGCGACAGAAACTGGAGCCCGCGAAGTCCAGCGTATTGTGGATAGCCTCGGCGAGATATTCGTCGGCAAGGTGGCCAGTAATCGTGGCACCACAATCGAAACCGTACTGAAATCCTTTGGTCAAGGCGCAACCTTTCTCAGCGAAGATGCGCGAATGCGAGGGATGATTGATCATATAGCAACATTTGAAGGTCTAATGAGTGAATTGACAGAAGATGCGGGCTCGGAGCCCGCAAGTAAAATTGATGCGTCCGCACTGGAGCAGGTCAGAGTCCAGGAACGAAAGCGCATTGTAACCATTCAAAGCCTATGCCGTGGGCGGGTATCCCGGCAGTTCTGCGAGTCGTTGATCGACGAAGGACTTAGCGTGGAGGAGGCTGCTTTCAAGGTCCTGACGGAAGCCGATCGGGACGCCAAAGCAGGCGTTACGCGGTTGGTCGAAGCCGACCGACTGCTGGATAAGGTGACATCCAAAAAGCAGGATGTACCGGCTGACGATGAGGCTGATGCCGACGTCGAACTGGCTATCAAACTTGGCCTCGTGGCGTGAGGTGAATATGGGATACGAACCAAAATTCGGGGATGTGGCCTCCTATCAGCCTCTTGATCTCATAGCGGGCGATTTCAACCTTCTTTCGGAAACCATAACGCTTGAAGCTGGACAGAACCTCAAGCGAGGAACGGTGCTTGGCAGGAAAACTGACTCGGGCAAGTACGTGATATCATCAAGGCTCAATGGTGCAAACGCCGAAATCAAGGACGGCAGTGAAGATCCCAGCCGAATCCTGGCTGAGGATGTAGATGCCAGCAAAGAAGATCACCAGACGATTGCCTACCTCACGGGGTCTTTCTATCCAAGGAGTCTGACTCTTGGCAAAGGGCATACGATAGCCAGCATTAAGGAAAAAATGGAACTGAGGTCGATCTTTTTTCAAGGCTGACCTCGCACCTTCTTTGTTTTGAATGGTAGCCCTGCGAACAGGCTGCTCCGTACTGGATTTTATTTTTAAGGTTTACTTTGACTCTTCCGATCTACTCCACCTACCACCTGCATCGCGTGGTAAACCGGCTGAAACTCCAGCCTCGTTTCTTTCTTAATAGGTACTTTCCTACTGAAGTCACCCACGAATCCGAGGAAGTTTACTTCGACGTCGTGGAATCCTCCGAAGGCATCTCACCGTTCGTACATCCTCTGCATCAGGGCAAGCTCCTTACACATGAAGGATACGAGACAAAGTCCTATAAACCTGCTTACGTGAAGGAAAAAGTCGTTCATGATGCAGAGCGCCCGCTCAAGCGTCTTGCAGGCGAGCCATTCGGTGGCTCCCTTAGCGCCGAGCAGCGCATGCGCCTTCACGTTGTTTTGGATACTGAGAGGTTGCGGGAACGGCTCCAGAATCGCCTCGAAGTCATGGCAACTGAAGTTTGCAAAACAGGCAAGGCCACCATTATCGGCGAAGGCCTCAGTGCTCAACTGGATTTTGGCCGTGATCCAGAGCTCACAATCACCGACCTGCCCGATGATCAGAAATGGACAAACCTTGATCTCAATATGACCGAGTTCCTTGAAGACAAGAGTCGCAGGGTTGCAACCAAATCCAATCGCAATGCGCGGGCGAATGACCTCATTCTCGGTTCCCGGGCCTGGACTCTCTTTCGCAACAACAAAGAGGTAAGAGCGGCAGCAACCTTGCTTCGCAACGTGGACTCTTCAGTCGTCCTGACGCCGAAGGAGCAATCAGAGGATATACAATACAAGGGCTCCTTTGGTGACTACAACGTATTTGTACACTATGGAACTTACCTCGACGATGGCCGCGAGAAGCAGTTCTTTGATCCTCGTGAAGCCCTCCTGATCGGACGATCCATCGACGGCGTTCGCCACTTCGGAGCCATCAAAGACCGCAAGGCTCAACTCAAGGCCATGCCTTTCTTCCTGAAAAGCTGGGAAAGTGAAGACCCAAGTCATCGGTACATCATGATTCAATCCGCGCCACTCCTGGTTTCTTATGATCCCAACGCGGCCTGCCTGATGCAGGTGGCCTGATGAGAAGCCTGGAAGCAGAGAACTTCCTTGTTGAAGACAAAAGCCCGATCGACGGGCACTTCTTCGAGTATTCGGACAAGTCAAGCCAGCTGAAGCCCACCGTAAATAGTCTGAAGGCCATCCTGCATGTGAGTACAGAAGTCGGTGGAGATTTGCAAAAGGGACTGAAAATCAGACGACTTGAAACCGGAGTCGTCTACGTCATCAAAGAGGCATTTGTCAGTGGAGTCGGCGTGGTGGAGCTGGATCTTGAACGCGCGAAGAGTGGAAACGATAGCCTTGCCATCGGAAAGTTTTGATGCACAACCGTAAAGAGATCCGCAATGAAGTCCGTAGACTTCTGCAGTCAAAGCTCAATATCCAAAGATTCAGTGCCCGGACGTCGCCTCTTGATTCTGCCGATTTTCCTGCAGCCTTGATCTATTTTCCAAGCGAGCAGGTGCTTGATGATAAGGATGTTTACACAGAGCGCGAGCTGGAGCTGCGGGTTGAGGTTGGGATCATTCCAAGCCTCGACCCCGAAGATGAAATTTACAGTCTATCCGACGAGCTGGAAGCGCTACTCCTGGGGCCATCTCTGTCCAAGGTTCTAAGAAAGATTGATCTGGTGTCAGTTCATTTTATGGTCGAAGGCGATGGCGTTGATGTCGTGGCTGCAGCTCAGCATGTTTATCACATCAATTACCTCGTCCCACGCTCTGGCGCGATGATCCAGTTAAACGCAGTGGCGTGAGCGACACAATGGATATCGAAGAACTTCTGGCAGAAGTGAGTGAACTTTCCCGGCGCCTCTCAAATATGCTGCGCTATGGCCGCATCTCAGCGGTTGATTTGGCAAAGGGCCTCGTACGTGTTGAGTCTGGTGATATCAGGACCGACTGGCTTCCATTCTTCGCTAGAGCGGCAGGAAAGTCCCGCAGCTGGGAACCGCCAGTCGTCGGGGAACAGTGCATGGTGCTTTCCCCTGGTGGGGATCTGACACTCGGATGTGCGCTTCGTGGGCTTTATTCTGACTCTTTCGATCAGCCTTCTGAACTGGCTGATTTATTTGTGACTGAGACTGGCGATGGATTCTCAATAAGCTATGACTCAGCGTCAAACATACTTTCACTTACAAGGCAGGATGGTCTTAAGATCCAGGTGAAGGCAGCGGCCATTTCCTTTGAAACGGACAAGGCCGAGATAAAAAACAGCACCTGCAGCCTGATACCAACGCTGGCAGAGATGGCTGAAATCATTGCGACCAGCAAGACCCCTACGATGATGGGTGATCGGGAATCCATCGGCAACGCAACCCGGCTTCCTCCTTTGAAGGAGAAGCTGGAATCATTTGTTGGATAGACATGCCGCTGCAAGGATCCGAAAGCGCCCTCGCGTCTGAACTCAAGAACGCAATGAAAAACGTCAAGGACTACAACGAAGCCTGGGAAAAAATGGCCGCGATAATTCTTTCTCACATAACAAAGAACGCCCTGGTTATCGGCGCATGCCCTTCTGGTGGCGGTCCCCTTTCGGGAGGTAAGCTCCAATGATGGGCATGGATCAAAGAACCGGAAAACTCCTCGTGGGATTACCCTATGTCCAGCAGTGCATTCGCCGCATCCTTCGCACGCAAAAGGGCTCGATCCCCATGATGCGGTGGTTTGGTCTTGATCTGATGCAATACGTCGACAAAAGCATAACCAGCGAATGGCTTCTGAATCTTACTTCCGATATCAGAGACGGCATCCAGCGGGCCATTCCTTCCGTGCGCTTCGTCTCCATCGAGCCTTCGGTAGAGGAAGCAAGGGTCAAACTTAAGGTCCGCATTGCTTGGCGGGATAGCCTTGTCGAGGTGGAGGGCTAAGCATGCAGATTCCCCTTTTAATCGAGGATTTAAAGCACGGTGAAATTTTTCAGGATAAACTCACCCGCTTCACGGAAACCTATCGCAGGGAAGTGCCGGAATTTGAGACTCCGCAGCCGTCTGATCCCATATATCAGATTCTTTCCGAGCTCGCCTACTCTGAGCTGATCATCCGGCAAAAGATCAACCATGCCGCGCTCGCACAGCTTGTCGCCCTCTCCAGTGAATTGGATTTTATCTTTCAGGGGCAGCGTCGTGAGGGAGAAGCCTTTGCAGACTTTCTTTCCCGCGTACTCCTGGCAATCGGTGCTTCATCCCCTGCGGGATCCCGAGAAATGTACCGCGCCCTGGCGATACTATCGGGACGCTTCACGGTGGGGGATGCCGTTCATGGAGTGCTGGATGCAGCCGTTCGTCCCGAAGGAGGCAAAGTCGTCGTTTACATTCTGCCGGATTCCAAGGACGTGGCGATAGGAAACGGACTTGCCCGTGCCGTCTCTGAATATCTCACCAGGGAATCCGTAAAACCCGCTTTGGACGATGTGGAAGTCAGGGTTGCAAACTCTGTGACAGTCAATATTCAGGCAGACTTTCGCCTTAAACCTGGCTATGGACAAAGCGCACTCGACGCCATTCAGAAATCACTGCTCCTCTCCTGGCAACGTGAGCTGCGGCTTGGGTGGATGCCTTCCGTTTCCTGGATCACCAAAGAGCTGCATACGGCCGCAGTTGAAGCCGTCAAACTCAAAACCCCGATCTCAGACGCACCCGACTCACAGACCCGTGCAATTGAATACCCAAGCCCCGGTAAAATCACATTGGCATTGGAACGGCTCACTTGATCCAGAATCACATAAGGCGCTATTTCCCAGCATATACCCCTCAGCGTTTGCTAGCCGTCCGCGACGGCGGCGTAAGCGGACAGTTTATCGAGGCTCTCCTTGTCGAGGGATCCCTTGAAAGGATTGCGCCTTATGCAATTTCCATCCGAAGGATGCTTCAGGAAAAAAGTGAGTTTCTGCGCTGCCGGGGAACGCTCAAGTCGATCCGAATGGCCCTCTCGTGGATCGGTATTCAAAACTTTACGTTCCACCGCCTTTCACCAACCACCTATGAGCTTGATCCTGGCCTTGTTCCGAGCCAGCTCCAGCTTAAAGCCATCACCACAGCGCTGGAATTGTCCGCTCCTGCACGAGGGACACTGACACGTATTTTTCACGGAGATTTTGAAGTCAAGTATGTCTGAAGGTTACGTTCACGGGATCGTCGTTGTATCCGGCACCAAAGAGGTAAGGATCATTCGCACGCCCAACCAGAGTGCAATCGGAGCAGTCGGCACAGCTCCCCATTCCAAAAGCAGTGTCAAAGATGAGGTCCCGGTTGCATTCTTTTCCAAAGAGGAAGCCCTTGGGGCAATTCATGAGTCGGGCGAGCCCAAAGGCACCCTCTATGATTCTCTGACGGGTATTTATGAGCAGGGAAATCCCACCGTCGTCGTCGTCAAAGCCAAATCTGAGTCCACTGCTGATATCGAGTCAGCCATCGAAAAGCTGCTCGACGCAGAATCGGTTACAGGCATCAAACCCAAGGTGCTTGTTGCAGGCGGACACACTGGAACGGTCGCCATTGACCCGGATACACCTCTTGCGATTCTGGCTGATCCCATAGTTAAAAAGCTGGCACAGACCGCTCGTCGATTGAACGGCATCGGAGTCGTTGACGGCCCGGCTGATGGCACGAAAGTGAAAGACTACCGGGATATCAATGGTGATGAGGGAATATACATGGTGTATCCCAAGGTGAAGATTGCGGAGGGACAGGGCTACAGGGATGTGCCTGCCAGTTCCTACGTCGCTGGCCTTCTGGGAACCATCAACTATTGGGAGTCCCCTTCAAATCGGGAAATCCAGGGAATCGTTGGGACCAGTGTTCCGATCTCGTTCGCTCTCGATGATCCCCAGTCGCTTGGGCAAAGACTGAATGCGATGCAGGTATCAACGATCGTAAGGGCCATGGGCTTTCGCCTTTGGGGAGTAAGGGGAACAGGTGACCAGACTGATCTGACTTCCAATCAACTTCAGAAATTGAGGATAAGGTATGCTGTGAAAGAAGCCCTTATCATCAGTCACCAGTGGGCTATCGCCAAGGGTCTCACCGCCACCTACTTTGAGACAGTTGCTGCGAGTGTTAACAGCTACTTTGCATACCTGATGGGCCTTGGGGCCATCGCTGGAGGCGAGTGCGTCCCAAACAAAATAAAGAACACACCGGAAGCCCTTTTCGATGGCAGGGCTTATTTCACCTATCGTTTCACTCCAACACCTGTATCCGAAACACTCACGTTTGAAGAGGAAGTGACTTCGGACTTTCTCACACAGGTCGCCACTGCTGCGAACGCTGCTTAAGGATTCCACTTGCTCTTACCTGCTGTACTTACGAATGCAACTGTTCAATTCAACGGATCAAATTTTAGTGGGAAAGTCGAAGAAATCGTCATTCCCCAGCTCAGCTGGAAGGCTGAAGAGATCACGCTCGGGGGCATGCCTGGTGCCATTGAAATCCCTGTTACGCTTGAGAAACTGACAGCGACTTTTAAGGTCCTGGAGCAAACTTACGAAGCCTACCTTGCTGCTGGCCTCAACTCGACGGGTCTTGTAACGGCTCTCGTGACAGGTAGTGTCAAGGTCCCTGCAGGCCCTTCGGAGCCTGTTGTAAGCGTTCTATCCGGTTGGATCAAGAAGATCGAGGCGGGAACGTGGAAGGCAGGTGACATCAAAGCAGCCATGCAGTCCATAGAGCTTGCAGTATGGCGATGGTCCCTCACTCGTAACGGAGTGCCGCTCATTAATATCGACATGCCCAACGGTATTGTGTTCCTTGGTCCAATTGACCAGAACGCAATAACCCGCCAAAACCTTCTGATCTAGGATTCCCTGTTGAAATTGGTTCTTGAATCACCGTTTACATTTAAAAGTGTCAACTACACCGAAATAGAAACATCTAACCGTATCCGGGTCAAGGAACGACGCTTGATCGAAAGCCTCGAATCGCTCTCCGAAATGGACAACCTGCTGTCACTATGCGCATCGATCTGCGATATGGACACAGAAACCTTCGACCAGGTCGGCGATGAAGACTTTGAAAAGATAGCGCAACACGTCGTAACTCTCCTTGAGAAACGAGCGGAAAAAAAATCCGCCGATCCCGCTTTCAAGCGGCGAGATCGAAATCGCAAGAGCCGTGAGATTGATGCACCGAGAATACGGGTTCACGGCGTCCCAGACGCTTGAGATGCCAGAGGATGAGCTTATCTTCTGGCTCCAGGCTTTGAAAGAGGATGACGAGGAGGCTGCGCCTCGGGAGGGAGCGCAGTCCATTCAAACCGGCAGCTGGGAACTCGGATGACGAGACAAGTCAACATAGAAATAAGAGCGGCCCTCGGGCAGGCCTTCAAGAACGCGTTTTCAACTACGGAAAATCGACTTTCAAGCCTGAAGCAGACTATCGGCACGCTCAGTTCCCAGGCAGGAAGCGTTCAGACACTGAGGGTTCTTCGTGAGAGGGTTTCAGACCTGACGCGAGATACCGGCAGGTACGATGCTGAAATCGTTAAGCTGAAGAGCGATCTTAAGGCCACCGAAACTGCCCAGGCTGGTCTGAAGAAGATAGTTTCGGATTCCAAAAAGGAACTGGCTCAGGCCAACCGTGAGGTGCTAAAAGCCTCTGACAGCCAAATGACTGCCAAAGCGCGACTTTCGATGCTCACGGCGGAGTTTGGCCGAAACAGGACCAAGACAGACGAGCAGAAGAAGGCTCTCCGTGAAGCTGGAGCTGAGGTCGACAAGGCCCGTCAAAAGCTTGATCTTGCAAGGGAAAGCCAGCAAAAAGCGTCTGCGGCCTATGCTGACCACAAAACTCAGCTCGATGCCTTGACCGCTGCCGTAACGAGCAACCAAAGGGCTATCGACAAGGCTACGAAGTCGCTTGATATAAGCTCGTCGGCACTTTCCAAAGCGAAAGACCGGGTTGATCAGTATGAGAAAGAATTGACCGATGCCGGATATGACGTCAATCAGCTGACAAGCGCGGAGAAAAGGCTCGGTGTTCAGCTTGCGAAGAATCAGCATGCCTATTCTGATGTAAGTCGCTCCCGTATGCTTGCACAAAGGGCAAGAGAGCTTCAAAGCTCGGCCATTTCAGACTTCTATATTCTTGCAGCCTCGACAGCTGCCCTTGCCGTCCCGATAAAAATTGCAGGAGATTTTGAACAGGCCATCGCAAAAGTTGGAGCGACTACCCAGGCTACAAGCGAAGAAGTTGCGGAACTTGCGAGGCTTGCCAGGGACCTTGGCAAGGATACAGTCTACTCGGCGACCGATGCTGCCAACGCGCAATCTTATCTCGGCCAGGCCGGATTCAACCCACGGGAAATAAAGTCCGCGCTTCCGGCCACCTTGAAACTCGCCGAGGCTGGTGAAACCGATCTGGCCGAAACAGCAAACATGGCTTCCAATATGCTCAGGGGCTTTAGCCTTGACGCATCGGAAATGGCCCGAGTCGGTGATGTCCTGACAGCAACTTTCGTGGGATCAAACGCCACGCTTCGCGGCCTGGCTGAAACCATGAAATACGTGGCTCCGATCGCATCGGCCTTGGGTTCGACTATCGAAGAGATGAGCGCCTCGGCTGGTGTGCTGGGCAACGTGGGCATTCAGGATTCGATGGCCGGTACCGCCCTTCGTTCACTTTACAGCCGTCTCTCCGCACCACCCGCTGAAGCCCAGAAAGCTCTTGATGAGTTGGGTGTCAAGACACGGGATAAGAACGATAATTTTCGTGGTGCTCAGGTGATCATTGGGGATATCGCCAGGGCACTGGACAGGTTCGGCACTGCTGAGCGAATGGAGAAGATCAAAAAAATTGGCGGCGAGGAAGCTGCAGCCGGTACTGTTGAACTTATCAAAGCCAAAAAGTCTGGTGTCCTTGACCTTGAGATCAGAAAATTGGAAATGGCTCCGGCCTTCCGTGCGGCGGTCGACGAACTCAAAAGCATGAGTCCCGAACGTCTTAAGCCGCTGGCTAACGAATTTGGTCTATCCATCAGGAAGGGGATGTCCAAGGCTCAAATCGCATCGGAATTGCCGAAGATCTTCGCTGGCATAAAAGGTCCTGATCTCGAAGCGCGATTCAACGCCGTTTTTCCCAGGAAAGACATCAAGAAGGAAATACTTCCAGCTGAACTGAATCTTTCCAGTGAGAAAGCGCAAGCGGAACTGAAGCGACTCAGGATCCCTCAAAAAGGTTATTTTGGCGAGAATCGTTCAAACGAGGAGATCACTGGGGATGTGCTCAAAGCGTTGGAAAGTGAGCCACAGTCCAATCGTGATGAAAGCATGGCCATACTCTTTTCCAGATCACGCGAAGAGTTGCGCAGCCTGGTCGAAGAGGCTGCGAAAGGTCAGAAGAGTTTCTCTGAGCTGGCTTTACATCTGGAAAAGACCAACTCTGCATCCGAAATCTCTGAGAAACTGAACAATACGACCTGGGGCGCACTGAAAAACATGAAGTCCTCGGTTGAGGAAACAGCCATCGCCATCGGCAGCATTTTCCTGCCTACCCTTGCGGATATTCTCAAGGACTTGAGCCCACTGATACAGTCATTTGCCCTTTGGGTTGGAGAGCATAGGAATCTTACCAAGTGGCTCGGTTATCTGGCGGCTGGCTTTATTGCAAACAAAGCCCTGCTCATTGGATTCAAACTCTCAATGAGTTCCCTGGCGGGAGTCATCAATTTTGCCAGCATTGTGAAAAGAGGCTGGGCAGTGACAATGGCCCTGAGCAGGACCGCATTACGAGCCATGGCAAGCGGAGCGGGTACCGCCATCACTTCGATCTGGAATTTGGCAAAGTCCATTCAATTTGTGGCTCTGGCACAGCGGGCATGGAACCTTGTCATGCGCGTCAGCCCTATTGGGCTTGCGGTTACGGCTGCAGTCGCACTCGGAGCAGCTGCGGTCTATGTGTATAAGAACTGGGACTCCATTAAAGTCAAACTGGCAAAAGTTTTTGAGAAGATAGCCCCCATTGTCAAAACCGTTTGGGATGCAATCAAGCCATTTGTCGAGCTGACACCTCTTGGGTTCATTGTCGCCAACTGGGATAAGGTTTCCGATTATTTTCGACGGTTCGCTGACAAGGTTAAACCATACTTCAAGATGATCGCCGGCATTTTTTCTTCAGATTCAAAGGCCGAGTTGAAACTCACGGATGGTCGAAAGCTCCCGCTGAGAGAACTGACTGCCGCTGGCCCGGACCTTCCACGAAATGTAGCACGGCCAATCCCGACAACAAGTTCAAGCAACCTCACTCAGGTCGTCAACCAGAAAAACGACTTTCATATGCTCAGTAATGATGAGGGCTCAAAAAGGGCTGTCGAACATGTGCAGAAGGGTGTTCGTGAACCCTTCAAATGGCAACCAAGCCGCACCAATCTTGACCCGGTAGGTGCCCTTTGAGCTATTCCTTAATCCGCAAGAACTATCTTGCACGGCTTGGAACCTTCCTTTTTGAAACCCAGGGCGTGCCCTTTCAAAAGCTTGAGCGGGACTCTTCCTATGACTGGGCAAAGCTAAAGATCATTGGCAGCCACCCGGTAAGGCAGTGGATTGCACCTGACGGCGAGAAGATCCAGATTCAGGGTTCAATCTATCCCTATTTTCGTGGTGGCCTTGGGCAGCTGAAAAAACTCCGTGACATGGCGGCTGATGGGAAGCCCTATTCGCTGATCTATGCTGACACTGCAGTCGGTGAATATCTTGGTGATTGGATCGTGACCTCCATCAAGGAAAGCCGAACTCAGTTCAATGACGACGGAACGCCAAGAAAAATTGACTTCACAATTGAATTGGAGAGTTATGCTGCTGCGTAAAGTGAACGAAGGCGATGACATTGACCTTCTATGTCTTGAAATCTATGGTTTCACGGACGGTTCTGTGGAGGCTGTGTTAAGGGAGAATCCAGAGGCGATGGACGACATCGATAACTCTGGTCGTGTTCTTGCGCTTGATCGTCCACTCGTTCTGAGACTTCCTGAAGTAAAAAAGCCGCAGGCGTTGGTGCAAATCACGAGGCTCTTTGATTGAAACCGGCATTCAGACTATTGATAGAAGGAAAAGACCAAACCGAGGAAATAGGGAAACGGTTGACCCGCCTTTCTGTGAAAGATGAGGCTGGAGTCAAGAGTGACAACCTGGAACTGGTTCTGTCGAATCGGCCTCATTTTAAATGGCCAACGAGAGGGCAACGGCTCGACGTTTCCTTGGGATACGAGGATCGACTTGTGAATATGGGAGCTTTTGCTGTCCGAAGCATCTCGGCTCGCGGCGCACCACATGAAGTCAAAATAGACGCCTTTCCCATTCACTCGATTCAAACCTTAAAGTCGCAGCGGGAGCAGTCCTGGGAAGTGATAAGCCTGCCCGACCTTGTGGATACAATTGCCAAAAGACACGGCCTAAAATCGGCTGTATCGCGGTCTTTTTCGGGAATCATGCTAGAACATGAAGATCAGAGTGAGAGTGATCTCGCATTTCTCTCCCGCATTGGCCGTCGGTATCATGCGATCGTCAAGACTCAGGGCGGGTTTCTCATCTTTTCTGAGTCAGGGCTTGGAGAGAGTTCGAGTGGAAAAGTTATCGAACCCCTGCGTCTGACAAAGTTCATCGACTACGAATATACAGGAGCCGATATGTCCTATACAGGGGTCAAGGCCAGCTACTGGAACAGACGAGCAGCCAGCAAAGGCCAGGTCCTGGTCGGAAAGGACGACAGGGTCTTTGATATTCGCTTTCACTATAAAAGTGAAACAACGGCCCGCAAAGCAGCTGAGTCAAAATTCAAGAGACTTAAAAATTCCGACGAAAAACTGTCCGTGACCATTCCGGGTAATCCCGAGGCTTTTGCCGAGCGAAAGTTTGCCGTTGTGAGTCTTGGGGAGGGGATCGACGATCTTTGGCTGTCCAAATCTGTTGAGCACATCCTGGAGCCGAATGCATTTGCAAGCAGGATCGAATTTGAAGGGAGAGACTATGTAAACGTGAATTGAATCCATGGCTCCCATTTTAGGAATTAAAGAGAGAAGAATGTTTAGAAAGATTTGTTTTTGTGCCCTGATTTTAGCCGGGCTCGTACCTGAGGTTGGACTTTCGCAGGCGGAATTTCCAAATGATCGAATCGATATTGATTTCAATATCCTGCCTTCAAATGAATTCGTAAACGAAGCCGGTGGCCGCGCCATCGTCATCAGAAGAAAGCCCCGTGGTGTGAGGCGCTGCGACACCTCCGATGATTGCCCGCCAGCCATGATTATCAATGTTGATAACGGCAATACCAATATCAAGGGCAAGACGAATGTCAACGCCCTCTATGTGAATGGTCGCCCCATCATTGGCGAGACAGGGGAATGGCTTGGATCGGTGGAGAATATGAAGGGACCTCAAGGCGATCCCGGTCCACAAGGTCCGCAAGGCAGCGGCTGCAGAGTTGAGGATGCATTCATTGTCTGCGGAGACTACAGAATCAGCTTTGAAACCTTGCGCGGTCCCAAAGGTGATCAGGGTGATCCAGGACCACAGGGGCCACAGGGGCCACAGGGAGTCAGAGGTCCACAAGGATTGACAGGCCCCAAAGGCGAAATCGGTAACACTGGTCCCATTGGGCCTTCCGGTCCAAAAGGTGATTCCGGCGAATCCTGCAAAGTCCTCGATGGGCAAATTATCTGCGGGGCTCAGAAAATTTCCATCGAATCCCTTCGAGGTCCACAAGGCACGGAAGGTCCAAGAGGACTTAAAGGTGATAAAGGGGAACCCGGAGCGGGCTGCAGAATTCAGGATGGCTCGATCCAATGCGGCGAGTTTCAAATTGCCCTTGAATCCTTGAGGGGACCAATGGGCAATCCAGGACCCGCTGGCGCAACTGGACCAAGAGGCGAAAGAGGCGAGATGGGTCCGCAGGGTTTGAAAGGCGATAAGGGGGACATAGGCGACAAAGGAGATTCCGGTCCAACCGGTCCAACCGGTCCAGCAGGAGTGAAAGGCGACGCTGGACCGAGAGGCTTTAGCGGCAGTACCGGCCCACAAGGACCAAAGGGGGATACAGGAGCCACGGGACCACAAGGTTTTAAAGGTGACAAAGGCGATAAGGGCGATCCTGGAGCACCTGGGCGAAACGGATTTGCCTCCTGCCGGTCTGTGACAAAGGAATTCAAATTCTACGTTGAAGTCGTCAGTTGCGACGCTTCCGAAATTGTAACGGGAGGGGGCGCAAGCTGCATAACCGGAGTGAGCGTGAAATCAAGCGGGCCATCTGGAAATGGCTGGCGAGCGCAATGTACCGACCAGGCAGCCGCGTTGATGAACTCAGTTACAGCGATTTGCTGCAAGATGTAGTCAGCTTAATTCAGCATGACCGCGAATAGTCATAATCCAGCCTCTGTAGCACTTTGCTGCAGAGGCTATTTCTGAGAACGGTCTCCAGCATGCCGACACAAAAGAAAAATATGCATCAAGCCTTGGAACGTATAGGACCGAGGATTATAAGTTTTCTGGCAGACACGGGAAAGCCGGTTAACAAAGAATGCATACTGCAGTCTGTGACTGGGCGCCGCCAGTATATTCTGGCCACTCTTAAGACTCTGGTTCAAATGAAAAGAGTTGGACTCTCTGGAACGGGAGTTCGATCCGATCCCTTTCTGTACTCCGTTAAATGTTTACCAGAGGGGTCACCCTATAGTGAATGGCCCCACAGCGAAAGTTTCAAACTGGATACAGCCTATGATGATTTCCTGGAAATAACGGTATGAGCATCATTTCCTTTGTTGATCAGCTTTCAGATAAAGGAATCACGTTAGCTTTAGACGGCGAAGAGTTGAAGCTCAGGGGGAATCGGAGCGCGCTAACGCCAAGCTTGCTTGAAGACGTCAAGAGCCGAAAAACAGAGATTGTCTCCCACTTGGAATCGCTGCGAATCAGCGGTGATGTAAGAAGTCCGAAAGCAGAACCCTTTCAAAACCGAGTATTTGAACTTCCCGGCGGAAAAACGGCCACCTTTACCAAGCAGGAATTCCACGAACTGGTGGAAGCTTTCAGGGTGCTGCACGCTTGGCAATATGAAAAATAG